TTAGGTGCTTTATTGAATTGATCAATCATGTCAATAAAGTCGACAACATTAGAGGATTTTTTATTTAGCTTATAATCTTTTTTAAATTTTTGATAAAAGTCATCTAAACTTATTAATTGAGAAAGGGTATATTTATACTCTTGTCGGTCATGAGGAGATAATGTTTTCCAGTATTCTGGAAAACTCAAATCATTATCAGTTGAGAACCCTAAAAATCTCCAAAAAGGATGTTTCTTACTTAAGGCTTTAAGATCTTTTCCTCCATGATAATGGCGGGAAAATAATTTATTTTGTCTATCTAGTTCTAAATAACCTTCCTCATCAAAGACTTGGGCTCCAAAAAGATTACTCTTACAATAACTATGAATAGTACTGATATGATCTTCGTAAAATTTTTTATTATGAGCCTTTATTTTGTCCCATACTTTATATTTTGTGGCATTTTTTTCGTCCCTGATTCTATCTCTAATTTCATCGGCCGCTACGTTAGTATGAGAAATAGTAATGATACTTTCCATACTATATTTTTGGATAAGGTCGTAATATAGTTCTACTAATCGAGTAGTTTTTCCTGTGCCAGGAGGACCAACAATAAATTTTCTCATTGACCGTCCGGGGTTATAGTTTTGACTTCTTCAGCCGTTCCTTCAATGACAAGTTTATCTTTAGGAACCGTATAATTAGGGATGGTCCAGGTAGTAATCTTACTTTCTTCTTTAAAGTCATTTGTAATAGTGGCATGTTTCTTTTTAGCTTTTAGTATTCTTTTTAATCGGCTAATTAATTTAGGACGGGAAATTTTTATTTTTTGCACTCTTAAATGTTTTATAAAAAGATCTAAACGAAACTCGAGTTCTTCTGTTTCCATATTATAATAACAAACCCCTTGAAGAAGGTTTGCTCTTTTTGTATAGGCAGCGGTTGCACTTACGAAATCTTCAAACCAATCACGAATGTCCTGATCTTCATCGGCCTCTTCATCTGCTTCCTCAATGTTTCGTGTTTTATATACTTCACCCATTAAAACATTAAACTCATTGGTTTTCATGTCAGGAAGCCATACTCCTGTACGGTCTAAAACAGCGTCATAAAATTTATCTTTTTTTCTTAATTGAGTTGCGTCTAGTTCTACTCTTATTTTTTCTTTGGCGAGATCATCGGGTTGTACATCTATAAAAAATAAACGTGGGTTACTTTGTAATTCAGTTAAATTTTCAAATATCTGTTTAGCATCTTTTGGAAATTCTTCGCTAGTAATACCATATTTTCTAGTAAGGCAAATTGTGGGGTTGCAGACACGACGAATAGGATTCTTATCACAAGTATACCTTTCATATTCATGTCTTTCTAATGAACCAACTGTTTTATTAACTTCTTGGTCCGTTAAAGGAGGTTCAATATATCTACGATTGCCTTCTCTTAGTAATTCTTGCCATGTATGAGCTTTTCCATTTTTATCTTTAAAGGCTTCATTGGTTTGAGCTCTTTTATAGAAAACACCAAGATTAAATAAACCTTGATCTCGTTCACCTGATTTTATTTTTTCTTTAATAAGGATAATTAAACATGGAGGGGCTTCGGCATAAGGACTGTCTTTCTTTCTGTGTTTAGTTTTAATGGTAGCCGGGAGATGTGGAGACTCCTTAATAAATGTAGTTAAATCTTTAACTACATATGTGTCATAAAGTTTAAAAAATTCTTCAATAGAAGCTGCACTAAAATCGTCGTTGAATGCGTATTGAGATCCTTCTTCAGCATTATAATAAGGAAGATTTAAATAACTTCCCGTATCTCCACGAGAGGCTAAAATTTTAGTTTGCATAGGATAAATACGGTCCATAATATCTTTAACCCCCAAGAGAGCTGCGCATTTCTCCATTGCATATTTTAATTCCGCTGCTAAAACTAATTTTTCAGTAAATAAAAAGAGATGTGCGCCCCCACTTTTAGAACGACACATTATGAGAGGTAATTTTTCTTTACGAATCTTTTTTAATAGTGCCTCATAATCATAAGAATATTTATCAATATCGATGACTCCCCATCGGCACGTGCCTTCTGCCGTAACGGGAAAAATTCCTAGGCGTAGACCAACTCCTGCTAAATGATTTTTCCATAATTCATCAGTAAGCGGTTGACGAATAACGGTAGATTTTCCTTCTACTTTCTGTGAAGGAATACTACTTGTTTCCTTCTTAAAGTTTCCATAAGCGTAATCTAAGCCCGCAAATATCTTTTTAAATTTCTCAAGCATAACATAATAAGTTAGGGCGAGTTAAGTCTCCCGCTCCCGCCCCAGTGTTTCCTGACAGGAAACTTATAAACTTATTCCTTGTCTACTTGTTTCAGCAGCTTCAGGTTTTGCTTGGATTTCGCCTTTGCTAACTCTTTCAGCAAAACTTTTAGCGATATCATAAACAGATTTATTTGATATAGGGCCTATCTTCGACACATCCCAACCAAACCATGTTCCTTTGTCATTCGACATCTGAACAGTTTTTAGCTTATAAATGTGGCTATATGTAGGCGGTGTGAACAAACCATCTTTTCCTTGAAGTTTTATTCCCATCATCATTGAATTCCACTTACGACTAATTTTTAATTGAGTCGCTTTCATAGAAATCAAAGCTGTTGTGGGAGTTTTACCCAAAAGAACTACATAATGATTTGCAGTATTCTCAAGATAATTACCATTAGGTAATCTATCTTTGTAAGATTTATCCCGAGTTGTTTTACTCAGGATATCACTCGCAGCTGAATGTATTGCTACGGGTGCTCCTTTACTCTCACCTCTGTCTTGCCATTCCACATATTGTCTGTGGTAATAAACTGGCAAAACTTCTATCCCCTTGGTCCCGTCAT